CCTCCCCCAATCGCGGGGGTCTCCAAAAATTCTCCGGGGGGAGGTTTGGAAAAGCGTTTTATATTTTAGAAGAGGGCGTGTTTGATGCATGTCCTCTTCTTTTTTATATTTTATAAGTTAGAAGACTCTTTTAGGGGCTTAAAGCAGCATTTGTTTCCTTTCGTTCCTGCACATTTGTCCAATGGTCTTTGGTTTTTTCATTGCTTTGAGCCTCTAAAAGTATCTTCTAACTGGTAAGAATCGTGAGGTAAGTGTATGAGAAAGAAAGAGAAGGATATCGATACTCCGGTAAAGCGTAAAAGAAGACCGGGAATGTCGGTCGAAGCTCGTGAAAATCAGCTTATTTCGCTTGCCGTAGATCTTGCCGAAAAGCAATTAATGGAAGGAACCGCTTCTTCGCAAGTGATTACTCATTATTTAAAGCTTGGCTCGACAAAAGAAAGAATCGAAAAAGAAATTTTGGAAAAACAAAAAGATTTGATCGAAGCAAAAACCGAAGCATTACATTCAGCAAAGCGAATGGAAGAACTTTATGCAAATGCACTTAATGCAATTCGAAATTATCAAGGTATAGAAGATTCCGATGATTACGAATGATATGGAATTATTTTGTAAAAACTAATAGGATATTTTATGCGAACATATTCAGAATTAGCTAAATTAAGCACCTTTAAACAGCGATTTGATTATCTCAAATTATCTGGAACAATCGGAGAAGAAACCTTCGGATTCGACAGATATTTGAACCAGATTTTTTATCGATCTCCGGAGTGGCGTAGAGTACGTGACATAGTGATCGTACGCGATAACGGAAATGATCTTGGAATTGACGGTTACCAAATTGGCGGAACAATTCTGATTCACCATATAAATCCAATAAACTATCATGATATTGTTCAGCGAAATGAAGATATTCTTAATCCTGAGTATTTAATTTGCGTTTCTCGATTAACGCATCAGGCAATACATTATGGCAACGAAGATTTACTTCCGAAAGATCCGGTTGATCGACAGCCAAACGATACTTGTCCATGGAGAAAATCAAAATGATTTATATAGAACCAAAAGTTGGAGTAGCTGTAAATGCATTGTGGGTGCCTATTATTTTTAGCATTATTCATGCCGAAGTTTCTGTCTTTTCCTCATTTGATGAAGTAGAAGTACTTGGTGAAGAAAATGGATATTTCATTATTAAACACAGAGGCTTAACAGGACTTTGTCCAAAAGAATTTATAGCAATTAAAGAGGAGATTCCAAATGGATGAAAGTATTTTAAACACTATTAAGAAACTGCTTGGTATCTCCGAATACGATACCAGCTTTGATCAGGATATTATTGTTGATATTAATACGATACTCGGAATCCTATGGCAGATGGGAGTCGGTCCTGATTATCCTTTTCGAATTACCGGTCCCGGGGAAACATGGTCTGATTTTGTGACAGATATTTCTCAGATTGAATTTATTAAATCATTTATTCATTTGCGTGTAGCGCAGCTATTTGACCCTTCATCAAGTGGTGCTGTTGATGAAAGTAGAAATAATCTGATCAAAGAACTTGAATGGCGATTATATACGAGTGGGGATAGTGAAATACTATAAATAATATAAAACATTACATATAAGTAATAAAAATAAAATAAATGCCATGATGACGCCAAAATGAATATATGTATCGCAAAAGAAAATAATATCGCTATTGTTTATAGTTTCATCATTAATTATTTCACTATTATTTTTTTCTATTTCAATTTTATAATCATAAGCTTTTTGTTTCGTTTTTTCTTTTTCAGTAAGAACTGTATCTGAAAAATCGATATATAGTTTATTGCCGCAATGTTCACAATAAGCATATCCATTGTCAGTATCTAATGTAAGATTAGCCCCGCATTTATCACAAGTCATATTAGATAATTTCATATTAATAATTATATACAGTCTTTTATTCAAATAAATAAAAAGGAGGTGATATTGTGGATAAACGCGATGAACTAAAACATTTTGGCATTTTAAACATGAAATGGGGAGTTCGCCGATATCAGAATCCTGACGGGTCACTTACACCTGAAGGACGTATCCGTTATGGTGTAGGCATGGCACAAAATCCAAGTAATGTCGGAAACCACATGTCTGATGAAGAGCTTAGAAATATGACAAAACGGTATAAAAATGAATCATCGTTTTATAAAGCTCGAAATGAATATTTAATGGCTCAGGAACAATATAAAAGATTAACAACTCCGCAGAAAAAAACAAGTCAGTTTCTAAATAAAGTATTTATTCAGCCACTTGAAAATGTAATGGCAAAAAATGTCGAATTCGGATTTATGTCTTTAGGTGCGTCATTTGTTGATGCTACGGATTCTAAATACACTGATGAGTATATGAGATGGATCTTTAATAATAAAGACAATAAAAAAAATAAAAATCATAACAACAATTACAACAATAATTACAACAATAATAATTTCAACAATAGAAATAATCAAAATAGAAATCGCGACGATGATGACGATGATGACGATGATGACGACGAATAGGAAGTTCACATCTAATGTTATCAAACACCGCAACACCACGTTATTACGGTGAGTTTCGTCAGAAGGTTTTGCGGGGTGAGATTCCTGTTTGTAAAGAAATTTCAATGGAAATGAACCGGATCGATGATCTGATTCGTGACCGCAATATTTATTATGATGATCAAGCCGTAGAAGGATTTATTTCTTATTGTGAAAATGAACTTACGCTAACCGATGGATCTGATTTACATCTGCTAGATACTTTTAAACTCTGGGCAGAACAGATATTCGGCTGGTACTACTTTATTGATCGAAGCGTATACCAACCTGATCCAAGCGGCCATGGCGGTAAGTATGTAAACAAAACAATCAAAAAACGTCTTATTAATAAACAATATCTGATCGTTGCACGAGGTGCTGCAAAATCGATGTATGCCTCATGCATTCAGTCATATTTCCTAAATGTAGATACATCCACAACGCATCAGATTACGACTGCTCCGACAATGAAGCAGGCGGATGAAGTTCTTTCCCCAATTCGAACATCGATTACCCGTGCAAGAGGTCCGCTTTTTCAGTTCTTAACAGAAGGATCTCTTCAAAATACAACTGGTAAAAAGATTGACCGAATGAAACTTGCATCGACGAAGAAAGGGATCGAGAATTTCCTTACTGGATCGCTGCTTGAGATTCGCCCAATGTCAATTGCTAAACTGAACGGGCTTCGTACAAAAGTAAATACAGTCGATGAATGGCTTTCCGGTGATATTCGTGAAGATGTCGTTGGAGCAATTGAGCAGGGTGCATCTAAACTCGATGATTATCTGATTCTCGCGATCAGTTCTGAAGGAACCGTACGAAATGGGGCCGGAGATACAATCAAAATGGAATTAATGGACATCCTGAAAGGGGACTACATTAACCCGCATGTTTCGATCTGGTATTACAAGCTTGATTCGCTGGATGAAGTTAATCAACCCGAGATGTGGATGAAAGCCCAGCCGAATATCGGAAAAACTGTAACCTATGAAGTTTACGAACTTGATAAGCAACGTGCCGAACAGGCTCCTGCGGCAAGAAATGATATTCTTGCCAAGCGGTTTGGCATACCGATGGAAGGCTACACATATTATTTTACCTATGAAGAAACACTTCCTCATCGCAAACGCGACTTTTGGAAAATGCCTTGTTCGATGGGATGCGATCTTTCTCAGGGTGATGACTTTTGTGCCTTTACTTTCCTGTTTCCATTACGGAATGGATCTTTTGGAATAAAAACAAGAAATTATATTTCCTCTTCTACATTACATAAACTTCCTGCAGCGATGCGGATTAAATATGACAGCTTTATGAATGAAGGAAGTCTTGTTGTATTGGAAGGTGCTGTTCTGAATATGATGGAAGTCTATGAAGATCTGGACGCTCATATTCAGAAATGCGAATATGACGTCCGTTGTGTTGGATATGATCCGTATAATGCTCGTGATTTTATTGAACGATGGGCTCAGGAAAATGGATCTTTTGGAATTGAAAAAGTAAAACAAGGCGCAAGAACTGAATCTGTTCCTCTTGGAGAATTGAAAAAATTATCTGAAGAAGGAATGCTCCTTTTTGACGAAGAACTGATGTCTTTCACGATGGGTAACTGCATCACTATTGAAGATTCGAATGGAAACAGAAAACTTTACAAAAAACGATATGACCAAAAGATCGATGCGGTTGCTGCAATGATGGATGCTTATATTGCATTTAAACTGAATCGTGAAGCTTTTGAATAAGGAGTTTTATTAGATATGAATAAACATGAAGAATTAATGCATTATAGAACTCCTGGTTCAAAAAATGGAGTTCGTCTTTATCAGTATCCTGACGGATCATTGACCCCTCTTGGAAAAAAGAGATATGGATACGATAGTAATGAAAATGGTCGTCATTATAATGATTCAAAATATCAGCCAGGAAAACTTGATCTCTGGGGTAAAGATAAGCGAAAAGAATTAGACAAGCATATTCAGCGGGTTGGACGAAAATCCTATAATGGTTACGAACGTGCTGAAATGAACTCGTATCAATCGCCAAAATCTGTGAAATCTTCTACTGAAATCAAAATAGATAAGCACAAAAAAACCAATAGATATAAAAAAGAGCAGGAAGAGGCACATAAGAGAGCAAATGAAATTGCCGAGCAAATGCTTAGAGATGAACTGGAAGCACAACAATATCATAAACAAATGCTGAACAGCCCTGTTACCAAGTTTGTTGATGACTTCACTGAAGATAAACAAAACGTACAAGATACTTTTAATTTTGTGAAGGCGTTTTATGAAGGCGGACCAACTGGTGCAATTATTAAAGCAATTGAGCTCTTTATTAAAAAATCTGAAAAAGATAAATCTTCTGAAAAAAATGAAGTAGCAATTGAGTATCCTGTTGGATTAAAAGATGAAAAAATTGATTTTCCACTTAACTGGATAATGATAGGAGCTCATCAATGGAACAATTTGATTCAGAAAAAGAACTAAAACATTTTGGTATTTTAGGTATGAAATGGGGAATTCGCCGATATCAGAACCCTGATGGAACATTAACAGCTGAAGGCCGTGAAAGATATGGAGTTAAAACCGCCGCTGAAACAAAACGGCTTTCTTATTCCAGACAATATGAGACTTTGAAGTACAAAGGTAAAAAGCGTTCCGAAGATGAAGAAAAAAAATTCCAAGCATTACAAAGAGGACACGATTGGTTTATAGATAAATATATTCCAGCAAAAATGAAAAACAAAATAGCAGATGGTGATAGTGCAGATGTAAGTGCTGGCCTCGAATATATGTTATCGACTAATTATGGAAAAAAAGTCTCGAATCTTAGTCGGTGGGGTATAGGTTACACCTTTGATGAATCAGAGGGTATTTATGGTAAAAGAGACAAATTTTATCAAGAACTATTAACCAATACGTATAAAAATGGCAAAGAAAGATTTTCAGCAGATAAAAAAAGAGGTGAAGATCTTGGAAAATATCTGGATGATAATGCTACAGAAACAATGAAGCGTCTCAAAAAAGAATTGAAGCCCGAATTTACAGTTAAAGGTATTCCTTATTATAAAGATCCTGATAATAAAAGCGAGGTTCTCGATATATATGAGCTTACTGATACTGTGAACGCAAGAGCATATGATAAAAAATATACGGATAAGAACAAATTTTATAAATAAGGAGACATTATATGAACTCGTCAGATGTATATTATGTAAAAGACGGTGAATTATATCACTATGGTCGTCCTGGTATGCAGTGGGGCAAGCATCTTCCCGGTACTACATATTGGAAAGAAAATATTAATGCAAAAGGTCTGCCTAATACACCGGAAAATTTTGATCCTAGCGCTTATATTAAATCCGTTGGTGGTAGTGCGCAGCGCACTAATACTTCAGTAGCAGTAGCTGACTCGTACCGTAATTATACTGGACGTTCAGTTGATAAATCGCTTAGAAGAGGGCGTGAAAAATATACTCAGCAGGCTTTATATAGACAGAATGCAAAGAAAAATATGAATGCTGGCCATGGTGGACGAGCAAATTCACAGATTGTCGAAGATGGCGCTGACAAAGGACAGTACCATACTCTTTCCGGGAAAGCTGGTCAGGCAGCAAGAAATGCAGCTAATAGTGTGAGCAATGCTGCAAAAAGAGCGCAGTTTTATGCAACAAATGATAAAGCACGCTCCTGGTTGTGGAATTCCGCTAAAGGCTGGGCCAAGGGTCAGATTGAGGCTTTTAAAAAGTCAGCAAATAATGCGTATCAGTCCCTTCGAAGTAATGTTCATAATGTGTTTAGAAACTCCAGGACTTCCTATTTTAAATCCGGTGGTATGTCTGGGAAAACACCGCTTTCTCATCTGGATAAAATGGTTGGGACTGAATATGAGGAAGCACTCGCAACATATCGTAACTCAATGACTAATGGCTCCGTTGGCAATACGATGAATACTTTCATCCAGACTGCACAGTTTAATGTTGTAAAAGGCCTGAATTCGTTTTTAAAGAAAATCGGACTTGATGATGAAGTTGATGATTTCATTTCAAAGTTTCGTGGCGAATCTGCTTTTGGCAAAAAGAGACGCCTGGACAATCTTAATAGTCAGATGAACAACGGTAATCTTGGCTCAAAGGAAGAAGATCTGAAAAAACGCAGAGGCGTCTTAGTCTGATAGGAAAATAATTCAAAATGGAGTTAACATTCACAACCAGGCTGAAACAGGCCTGGAATGCTTTTTTAAATAACAAAGATCCGACCGTGCCGGAATATCGAGATATCGGGTCGTCTTATGCGATCCGTCCAGATCGTCCCCGGCTGACTCCGGGGAATGAGCGCTCCATTATTAATTCGGTATTTAATCGGATCGCTATGGATGCTGCTGCGGTTCGGATACGTCATGTCCGTTTTAATGAAAATGAACAATATATTGGAGAAATTAATTCTTCCCTGAACAATTGCCTAAGTCTTGAAGCAAATGTTGATCAGACCGGCAGAGCTTTTATTCAGGATATTGTCATGTCAATGTTGGATGAAGGTGTTGTTGCGGTAGTCCCGATCGATACTTCTGTCGATCCGAGAACCCACAATACTTTTGATATTCTTACAATGCGGACTGGGAAAATCGTTGAATGGTATCCACAGCACGTAAAAGTTCGTGTATATAATGATCGGACTGGGCAGAAACAAGAAAAAATATTTCCTAAAGTAAGCGTTGCTATCATTGAAAATCCGCTATATGCGGTGATCAATGAAAGGAATTCCACATTGCAGCGTTTGATCAGAAAATTAAATCTTCTTGATGTTGTTGATGAACAGAGCGGGTCCGGTAAGCTGGATCTTATTATTCAGCTGCCTTATGTGATCAAAAGTGAAGCCAGAAAAGAGCAGGCTGAAAAGCGCCGTAAAGATATCGAGCAGCAGCTTGCCGGTTCAAAATATGGTATTGCATATACCGATGGAACAGAAAAAATTACGCAATTGAATCGTACAGTAGAAAACAATCTGATGGGTCAGATCGAATACCTGACGAGTATGCTATACAGCCAGCTGGGAATCAATCAGGCGGTGTTGGATGGAACTGCTGATGCGATGTCAATGCTTAATTACAATAACCGGACCATTGAACCGATTCTTTCTGCGATCACTGATGAAATGAAACGAAAGTTTTTAACAAAAACAGCCCGTACTCAGGGTCAGTCTATTAAATTCTTCATTGATGCGTTCCGCTTTGTGACCTTGAATGATCTTGCTGGAAGCGCAGATGCACTTTCCAGAAATGCGATCGTTGCACCGAATGAGTTCAGACAGATCATCGGTATGAAGCCGGCAGAAGATCCGCAGGCAGATATGCTGATGAATCGTAATATGCCTCAGGAAGCATATTATGATCAGGAAGATCCAAACACATATACGGACGAAGAATACACCGAAGGTGAAGAAGAACTTCAAAATAGCGCACTGTCACATCATGGAGTTGAAGGGCAAAAATGGGGGATAAGAAATGGTCCTCCTTACCCTTTGAATCAAGAAAAAAATGTATATAACAAAGTAGAAAATTTTAATAATTTCATGAATACTAAATTTGAATATGGTGTTCTTTATAAGGGCAAACATTTATCATATGATAATGGAGAGCTTGATAATTTTGATTGGAGCAAATATCGGACAATACCTTTGGATATAATGGAAAAAGAAAAAATAGGTAATTGCTGGGATTTTGTAAATTATCAGCACAATTATTTCAAAAAGAATAATATTCCGGATAAATCATATTTATATTTTGCTCAGCGTAAAGATGGAAGCTATATTACGCATACATTTTCAGTAATTGATTTAGATGGGCAAAAGTATTGGTTTGAATCCAGTTTCTGGGAACATCGAGGAGTAAATTCCATTAATGATGTAAATGATGTTTATGATAAATTGTCCAAGAGTTATGGACCTGTTAAATATTCATTTATTGAAGAATATGATCCGGAAGGAATGGATCAGAATTTATCAGACCAGGAATTTATAAATCGAATAGTAGACAAAAAAAGTTTAAAATAGAATAAAGCGGATGAGAAATAGACTCAATATCGCCTTTTTATTTTAATAACTTATTTATCATCTTTATTTTTAATTTTACATTTTAAGAGGTAACGAGTATGTCAGAAACCTATGATTTTTCAGGGTGGGCTACTCGGAACAATCTTCG